TCACCAAATAAAAAGATTGATTACACAAAATATCATTCTACATCAGGATTATCAACTAAATCGTGGGGGCCAAATGGTTGGTACTTTTTATTTTCTTGTATAATGGGTGGATATCCTATTAAAATAGACAAAAACAATCGCGATCACGTGCGTATAAAAAGGCATTTTAAGAATATGTTATTAAGTTTAGGTTATACTATGCCTTGTATTTACTGTAGAGAATCATTTAAAAAATTTTGTAAAGAACTTCCCATAGAATCATCTTTGTCAGGTAGAATTGAATTAATGCGTTGGTTATATGATGTTAGAAATAAAGTCAATCAAAAGTTGATAGCACAGGAAAAAAAATGTTATAACGATGAAAAAAAAAGATTAAAAAAAATATACTATTCTGGATTAAAAACAAATGAATCACAGGAAAACTATTACGATTCCTTAAAACAATTTAAAGAAAAAACTTTTGTTACAAAACAATCACCTAGTTTTCAAGAAGTGTTAGATACATACGAAAGTATTAGAGCTGTTTGTTCTAATAAATCAAAAACTTGCGCCCTAAAAGTCGAAGCAAATTAGTTTTAATGGTACTTTTTACTCATATTAACTGGAAAATACTTTTTCATTTATTATAATATTGTATTTAAATCTTTTTAATTAAATAATTAAAAAGATGTATCTTCATTTTCATCTTCATTTTTAGTAAGGTTTTTATACTTTTATTTTTTGTTATAATCTAAATTAAAATCTTTTTAATTATTTAATTAAAAGGATAATTAAAAAGGATGTATCTTATCTTAATTTTTAGTAATATTTTTTATACTCCAATTTCAAAGAATCTTCTCATTTGAGCTGGACTTTGTTCAAAACTGCTTTGATTCCAAGGTCCAACACTTTCTTTTGGGATAGGTGGAAGCGATCGAATATCGTGATATGGAATCTTGTTAGATTGCATAACTGTATTAATACCAACGTGATATCCGCTAATTAAAAAGTTTTGTTCTTTTAAAAGTTTAGTAACTGGGTTTTCCTTGGAAAATTCGTTTTCTGCCTTATAATCAGGTAATAAATCACTTGGTTTAATTTCATCACCCTTAGCAACAATAGCATCTACTCGTTCTTGTTCTTCATCTTTTTTTACAGGTGCTTGTTCTATTGGAGCAATGTCACCTTGAGAAACATTTTCAAGATTTTCTGGAATTAAATAATTTTCCATGGATTCGTTTTTTGTTTTAGTATAAGTTATAATTATATAAAAGGCAAGAAGAATTAAGGCAATCTTGATCATATCATTTGATTGAATAAACTTTAAAATATTAGCAATCATTGTTTTTTTAATATAGTATAATAAAATAAATTTAAATTTTACAATTAAAAAAAATTTCCGAGTACAATTTAAAAATAAATGTAAATTTTACAATTTAAAAATTCCAGAGTGTAATTTAAAAACATAAATAAATTACTTTTAAATGCTTGAATACGATGAAAATGAAAATTACACATCATCATCTGATTATGATGACATAGACAATTTTTTAGACAATTATTCAGATGATTTATATTTGTTATACGAAGACATAAAATCTAAATCGGAACCTCATTCCCCATTTTTTCTATGTAAAATGCGTTTTCACCACATAACAACTTTTTTAATTGACATTCTATTTAAACCAGAATCAGACTCAAAATTAAATGATGAAAAAAATCCCTTTAGTTTAATAAACGATTTCAATAATTTTTACCAAGATGAAATATCTTATTCATTTAACATTATATCTGCTTATATTAAGAAACATTTTAAATATACTATACCTATAGAATATTGGATATTTTTTTGTTATCATCTTTCAGACATTGGTGAAATCCAAAAAGTGCGATAAGAACATTTTTATAATAAACAATTTCAATAATTTTTACCAAAATGAAATATCTTATTCATTTAACTGGATATTTTTTGTTATCAAAATCATTGGCGAAATTCAAAAAGTGCGATAAGAACATTTTTTTAATATAATATTCTAGAGTAATGATATTATCTATTGATATAGGAATTCGAAATTTATCTTTATGCTGTATTGATTACGTTACACAATCAGATTTTTCTAGTTACCAAATAAAACTATGGGATGTATATAACACACTTGAAATGGAACAACATATATGCGAGTCATTAAAAAAAGACAATAAACGATGTGGTAAACTTTGTAATTATAAATATATTTCCGACAACCAAACAATTTATACGTGTAAAACACATTTTCCAAAAAATGTAGAAATTAAAAAACAAAATCACTATAAAGAAAAATTGGTAAATGATTATTTATTACAAGATATTGCCAGAATAGTTCTTACAAAATTACAATCAATATACGACGATAATATAGAAATTTTTTCAAAAATACGAGGAATAGTTATAGAATTACAACCAAAAGTGAATCAGAAAATGAAATTTATATCACATATTATCTATGGAAAGTTAGTAGAATTATATTACAACACATCTACTACAATTCGTTTTGTACGAGCTGCTCAAAAATTAAAAGCATACAATGGTCCTATTTTACAATGTAATCTTAAAAGTTCTTATGCAAAAAGAAAATGGTTAAGTATTCAATATACAAATTGGTTTTTAGAAAATCGTTTTTGTGAAAATGAAAAATTAAAATGGCACGATCATTTTAATAATCATAAAAAACGAGACGATATGGGAGATACTCTGCTTATGTCAATTAATGCTATATACGGTGTACCTAAATCAAGTGATAAAAATGGAAGATGTATTAAGTAGTTGGGTTAAGTAGTTGGGTTTAGTTATATATTTTAATTATCTTGTTATTTATTTTGTTATATGTTATTTTTAAATTTGTTTACAATTTTTGAAACATTTTTCACACAATAATTTAATCCAGATTTATATAACGTTAGGGGTTTGTATGTATAATAATATACAACTTTGTTTTTATTAAAACTTACGCGTTTATTTTTTGAATTAGATAAATTATCTTTTTCACTGGTTTTTTTTTGAAATTTTTCCAAGCATTCGTTTTTAACTTGTGTTATGACAATATATTCTCTCATTGACAATATATTCTATATTTTATTAGAGTATTTTATATTTAGGTTTCTAACACGTTTAAAAAACGAAAAAAAATTGAACGTATATATATATGTTGATTAATGAATTTGAAAAATTATCTCTTAAAAAGTTTAAAATAAAAAGTATTATGCCGGATGCTACTATACTATGTTTAGGTAAGAGGCGGAGTGGAAAATGTATTGCACGTGGTACAAAAGTGTTAATGTACGATGGAACAATTAAAAATGTCGAAGATATTCGAGTAGGAGAACAAGTTATGGGTGATGACAGTACACCTAGAAATGTTTTAGAAACACATTCTGGGACTGATACAATGTATAAAGTAGAAAATAAACGGGGGGAAAGTTATACAGTAAATAGTCATCATATTTTAAGTTTAAAATGGTCTGGTAAAAAAATTATACTTGAGAGACTTGACAAAATGTCTTTTCAAGTAAGATATTTTGATAAAAATAAAATTAAATTAATACATAAAGATTTTTCTTATCGAGATAGAGATAAAGAGTTAGTTTTTGCGGAAGCAAAACGTTATTATGATAACATAGTAGATGATTTGTATGTAGATATTCCTATAAAAGAATACTTGGGATTATCTAAAAAATACCAAGAAAATTTATTGGGATATCAAGCATCGGCATTAACATTTCCAGAACAAACAACATCTTTACCAATCGATCCTTATATGATTGGTTATTGGTTAGGAGATGGTACCATGAGAGAAGCAGTAATAACATGTCAAGATTCAACTGTTTTACATTATTTTGCTCAAAATCTTCCACAGATCGGTTGTTATTTGAATTATAGAAAATCAAACAAATTTCATTACGGAATAAATGGTATAAAACAACCTGGTTGTAAGAATATGACTAATTATTTTTTAAATACGATTAGAGACTTGTGTCTAACAAAAGAAAAACATATTCCTCATATCTATAAATGTAATACTAGAGAGGCTAGATTACGTTTACTGGCTGGATTTATAGATGCAGATGGTCATTTAGGTAATAGAAATGATTTTGAAATAAAAATAAAACATGAGAAATTACTTGACGATATTATTTATTTATGTAGAAGTTTAGGGTTTACTACTTATAAACACGTTAAACAAACATCCTGGATACATAACGGAGTTAAAAAATTTGTAAAAGCATTTAGAATAAATATTAATGGTCAAGGTATACATGAAATACCTACTTTAATTAAGAGGAAACAGGCACAACCAAGAAAAGAACGAGTTGATGCATTAGTTAGTCGAATAAAGGTAACTGAGTTACCAGAAGACCGTTATGTAGGTATTGAATTAGATGGAAATAATCGTTATGTATTAGGAAATTTTATTGTCACACATAATAGTTGGCTTGTTAGAGATATATTTTATCATCACAAGAATATACCCTCTGGTATTGTTTTTTCTGGTACGGAAGAAGCATCACCTTTTTTTGGAGATTTTATACCTGATAGTTTTATACATTCAGAATATAATCCTGAACTAATAGATAGTATTATGATTCGTCAAAAGAAAAAAATAAGAGAAACAAAAGCAAAAGGTATATCTGAAACTGGAAAACATCCTAGTAATAATTTATTTATAGTATTAGATGATATGTTACACGATGCACAAAACTGGAAAAAAGAAAAAACAATTAAAAGTATTTTCTTCAATGGTAGACATTATAATTTTCTTTTTATATTAACTATGCAATATCCTTTAGGTATTACTCCCGAATTAAGAAGTAATATTGATTATGTATTTATATTTAATGAACCCAGTGTAAAAAATAGAAAAAAAATATACGACGACTACGCTGGAATGTTACCTTCATTTGATCATTTTTGCAATATCCTGGATGCATGTACTCAAAATCACGAATGTCTGGTCATAAAAACATCAGGAAACAGTAGTGATTTAAGAGATCAAGTATTTTGGTATAAAGCAGAATATCACAACAACTTTAGAACAGGACATCCTAAATTTTGGAATTTCCATAGCAAAAATTACAATGACAACTACGAAGAAGACGATGATAAAGATCAAGAACACTTGGACAAATTAAAACGTAAATTTGCAAAAACTAAAAAATTAAAAGTTATCGTATCAAGACAAGGGGATATAGTAGGTTATAAGTCCGATGGTTAAAAATAAACCCGTTTAAAATACCATTTTTTAATTATTTAATTAAGTTTCTATTATTTGATTAAATCTATATTTAAAGACAAAATATATACAAATTATAAATGAACCTTTTTAAAACACCGATTGATATTAAAACACTTATACAAACTAGTACAATAGAAATATATGATAAAACTAAATTAGTAGAAAAATTACAAGAACATTTCTCAGATGATGAACAACGATTATATGTATGCAATTTGTTTTTATTCTTAAATTATCATCCAATCAATGATTTCATTATCAATTTGGAAAATGTATGGAAATTTATAGGATTTTCTAACAAAGCCAATGCGAAGAGATTATTGAAACATAATTTTACAGAGGAAAATGACTATAAAATAATTTTCATCCGAACGGATGAAAATAAAACTTTGCTCATCCGAATGGATGAGCAAAAAAAAGATAATAGAGGTGGTCACAATGAAGAAACGATTATGTTAAATATAAATACATTTAAAAAGTTATGTTTAAAAGCAAACACAGATAAAGCAGACAAAATTCATGACTATTATATAAGATTAGAGATGATATATAACGAATTAATGAAAGAAGAATTAGATGAACAAAAAAATAAAATAGAAGAAAAAGAAAAATTATTGATTCAAAAAGAAACTCAATTACAAGAAACTACTAAATTACTTAATGAATTAGAACTCAAACCAGAAACTGAAGGTTTTTCTAGTAGAATACCAGGTGAAATTTATTGTATACGAGATAAAACAAAGCCTGGACATATGAAAATAGGAATAGCAGATAAAACTATAACAAGAGTGGATCAATTAAATGTAGGTTCTAGTACGCATTCTTTAGAAATGTATGCTAAATTTGAAACATTCGATAGGAATTTTACAGAAAAATTAATACATCATTCTTTACACCCATTTAGAATTAGAAATCGAAAAGAGTGGTTTTATTTCGGAAACGATATCGAATTAGCTTATGCAATCAATACAATTAAAAAATCATTAGAATACACTAAACAATTTGACATTAAAAATAATGTTCATTTTAAAGAATTAACAGTAAACATAAACGTTAATACAGAATTAATTGACCCAAACGTTATCGATAATATACAAACAAATGAAGAAAACAAAGTAAAAGAACATATTGAAAAAATACGAAAAACTAATAAAAATAATATACAACAGAGTAGTGCTCGGACAGGTAATTTTAAGGGAGCGTGTTGGGTTAAGGATAAAAATATGTGGAAATCTCAGATACAGAATAATCAAAAAAATTTCCATCTTGGATATTTTACTGATGAAATAGATGCTGCCAAAATATATAATGATTATGCTTTATATCTAAACGAAAACGAAAATACAAACTTTTTGTTAAACGATATACCTGGGTATAAAACAGTAGCAAGAAATATACCAGAGGAAAACAAACGAGAAATTACAGAAAAAAAAACTTCCAAGTATATAGGTGTAAGTTATGATTCTAAACGAAAAATTTATGTCACTAGTATTAAATTAGCTGGTAAAACTTATAATTTAGGAAATAATAATCAAGAAGTCGAATGTGCAAAATTATATAATCAACAGGCTCTCTTCTTTAATAACACATTGAATACAAAATATATATTAAACGATATCTCTAATTATGTAACTATGCCAAACGATATTCGTTCAGAATTACTTAAAAAAAAAGAAGATAAAAAATCCAGTAAATACATTGGTGTAAGTTTGAATAAATCGAACAAATGGAATAGTTATTATATGCTGAATAGAAAAAGAATTAATATTGGAACTTTTAATACAGAATTAGAAGCTTGTCAAGCATATAATAATACAGTTATTGACTTAAACAAGAATGGATGCAACTATGAACTCAATATTGTAGACTAACTATGTCTTTTTAATATTTTTTAATTAATTAAAAAATATTGTTATAATATAAGAGAACATGAAATCTAAACCTGGAGCAATTTTTGTAAGTATTGCAAGTTATAGAGATGATGTATGTAGTACTACATTAGATTCATTATATACTATGGCTGATAAACCAGATAGAGTATATGTAGGAATATGTCAACAAAATAAAAATGAAGAAGATGACGGTATAGATTGTGTAACAAAAGGTTACCAAGATCATCCTAGAGTAAGAATAATAAGAATTCCACATTTTGAAGCAAAAGGTCCTACTCACGCAAGATATTTATGTAGTACATTATGGAGTGGAGAGGAATATTTTTTACAAATAGATAGTCATAGTAAATTCGTAAAGGGTTGGGATACATTGTGTATAGGTATGTTATCGGATATTAAAAATAAAGGATTATCAAAAAAACCTGTCTTGAGTCATTATCCAAAAGAAATAAGCACATATGACCAATATAACGATAATATAAAAAACAATGTTACAAGAATATGCAAATCATTTTTTAACAATAGAGGAATGATTTCATTTATGGGCGCTGAAGAAATAAATAGTAATAATACACCATATATGACACCATACGTTGCCGGAGGTATGTTATTTTGCGAATCTTATTTTTTAAAAGAATTACCATTTGACCCTAATTTGCCATTTTTATTTGTCGGAGAAGAAATATTACACAGCATACGATTTTACACACACGGGTGGGACATTTTCACACCAACTGAAAATATCGTATTTCACGAATACACAAGAAAAGATAAACCTAAAATATGGACAGATAATCCATACTATTCAGATGTTCCAGCATTTGATAAAGTAAAGTATTATTTGAAATTAATAGATAACGATAAAGATGACGTAGTAAATTATTTACAATTTAATTTAGATAAATATGGTTTAGGAAAAATAAGAACATTAGAAGATTACTATAATTTTGCAGGAATAGATATAGTAAATAAAAAAGTATATAAAAATTTTTGCAGAGAAAATAATATTGCAACAGAAGACGATATCTTAATGAGTAACCAAATTAATCACGAAACTAACCATAACAAAAAATTCATTCAAAATAAAATTATACCATCATTACAATATATATCAATATTAATATTAGGATTATTGCTTTTACTTTACGTTATTCGCAATATTAACATTAATACCACGTTTATGCAAAAGTTTTTCAAACCGTATTAGTTTTTTTTGTAATATGAAAAGATCTAACCAAGAACTACCATATTTATAATCTTCATTTATTGATTTCTTTATACACGCTTTATACTTTTCAATTTTCATAAAGGTCTTTTTA